GAGTTTATGAACTATTATTTGAAGGGAGTATTTTCAAACTTTGATTGGGAGATACAACTCTCAAATATTAGAGGCGGGTCTTTATCAAAAACAAGAAAAAAACAAAATAAAAGTGAAAAAAAATATTATTATCCAAACGGTTTCAATCGAAATATGAATTATCTGAAAGACATCGGAGCTAAAGTGCTGTGAAAAATCGGCGTTTTCCGAAGGGGACTCCGTAGACGTAGTCGAATGAGTTTGAAATGAGAAAAGGTTGGAGCGAGCCGTAGCCGAATGCGCCGGTGAGCGAGGGAACTCCGGAGACGACAGTCGAAGGAGTTGTAATAATAATAATAATATAATAATAAATTGAAGTAATTTGTTTATATATACACAATGATAACTAACAATATACCCAAACTCCTTCGACCACGTCTACGAAATTCCCTCGGAAAACTTCGGCTTTTGCTGCGCTTAAGCCTCCGTTTTCTTCAAAGGTGTAAAATGAAATCCATTATTATTAATATTCCTAGTCTAAAACGCGACTTTATCTTTTGTATAGGTCAAAACGCAGAAGACAATGATATGGTAATTGATTGTGCACATCCTGATGATTTGTGGTTCCACGTAGCCCATAAAACATCGTGTCATATTACAGCTTCAATTCCAGACGATATAACCAGAAAAGATCTAAAATATATTATCAACCAAGGTGCTAATTTATGTAAAAAGTTGTCTTATCCTACAGAAAAAAAATTAGATATTTTATTTACAAAAATAAAATATGTACAGAAAACAAATATTGCTGGTAAAGTTATTATTACGGATGGTCGCGGGACTATAAAAACCGTGTAGTAGCAAACTCATTCGGAACACTTCTGTTCACTTCGCTCACATCCGTGTTCCAGTCGCTCACCTCCGCTGACGCTACGGCTCGCTCCAAACTCCTTCGACTACGTCTACGGAGTTCCCTCGCTCCCCGGCGCCTTCAGCTACGGGTCGCTCCAAAAGGCACTTGTCGCTCCATATCCCTAAAATACACTTTTATTTATTGAACTTGGTAATCCATGACCAAATAAAATCATATATACCAATATCAACGCAGCCAATAAAATACTTCGGTTTTCAGCCACAACTTGTTTTTGACCAAGCATAAAAATCATAAAGATGTATAATAAAATACCGATTATTACAGAATGTAATAACATCGTTCGTCCGTTTTCCATCTTTCTATATATTCTGTTGTAGAAAAAAACGGCATTTTTGATTGTCTAAAATTGTAAACTTCGGCTATTAAATCCGTTTTCCTTCAAATTATAAAATATTATATAGTGAATCATGTATAATGAATCATATACAACAAAGAATTTTGATGTTTTTAATCGGATGTATAGGAGTTCGTTCTTTATTTGTTATTATTGCTAAATATATAAATATAAATTATTTGAAATATTTAGGTTATCTGGCTTTATTACCTGCCGTTGGTTTTATGTATATATTTTTAACAGGATCCAGGAAAACGGGCGCAGAAACATTTGGAGAAAAAATATGGTGGAATAATTTAAGACCCATCCATTCTATTTTATATTTTTTATTTGCTTACAATGCTATTATAGGTAACAAACAATCTTGGATATATTTATTAGTGGATGTTTTATTCGGGTTAATAAGTTTTTTAATTTATCATTATATGAAGGGTGATTTTTAACTCCTAAACTGGAGCGAGCCGTAGCCGAAGGCGCCGGTGAGCGAGGGAACTCCGGAGACGACAGTCGAAGGAGTTTACGTCTACGGAGTTCCATTGGAAAACGTCGGAATATACAATCCATTTTTTTTATGCGTTTCATAAAAACTTTGCCATGTTCTAACATTTTTTATATCTTTAATACATTTATTTTGCGTTTCACATTTTTGTTCGCCTGGATCATATCCAAATTCATCGTAAAAAGCTTCTAGGTTATCATCATCTATAAAATCTATTTTTTTAGACGTATGATTTATATTTCCATTGTATTTTTGTATCCGATCTAACCATATAGGAGAGAAGGACGCATAATATTCCCAATGATTATAGTAGCTTTCCTGTATATTTGTTTCATCTCTCTCTAGTTGGAATAGACTTAAATAATTATTCTCATCAATTTCATATAAACAAACGATTGGCAAAATATTGCGAGCGGTTACCGTTTTATCTGCTACTATTGTTTCATACACTATAATATCGTTTGGATCGACAATTATATATAATTTTTTCCCCATTGTTAATTTAGACTGAATGGAGTAATATAACATTACATTGGATAATATCAACACTCTTATGCTTATATTATCTACAAAGTCTACACTAATTTTTAATTGTTTTATAATCTTATCTTTATCTAACGGTATATTTTTACCAATAAAATGAACGAGTATATCATCAAACGCATCGTATAAATCGTCGGCATCACATTGATGTAATATATACTCAGCAATATGTGCGTATTTTTTCATATTGAGCATTGTTTGTAAATCGCAATTTTCTTCTTTTTCTTCTTTTTCTTTTTTTGCTATATGAATTAGTCCGTGCTGTTGTTTTAGCATAAACATGTCTAAATTATATGGTCGGATTAGTAAATTATTTACAATATTAGATACAATTCGATCTTTGTCCCCAGCTCCTGATTCACACATTTTTTTCCATTCTTTGTGTTTTTTTATGAAGTATTGTTGAAATGATGGGTTTAATGTGTAATAAAAGTTGAAATAAATTTTCCATAATAGGTCAAACAATTCATTTTCAAACCCGGAATAATACAATTCATACGCCCAAAATATACATCCTTCGTTTTTATCAATGAGAGAAGTGAGCAATGATATTTTCACTTCGTCTTTCAAATATAAATATCTAGTAAATATTATATTTTGTGTCATTTTTCTTTTTGTTCTTTATAGTTAATTCTTGTTATTATTATTTACGATTAGTATTTTATATCAAAAACACCTCAATTTTATTTTATTTTATTTTGTTTTGTTTTGTTTTGTTTTATATAAATTTTAGAGGTTTATTTTCTCATCTAAATATATAAAATGGCAGAAGGATGGATGGCTCTCGTTGCACGCGTATTCAAGGAAAATCGTGCGAAAAATCCGAATTACAAATATAAACAAGCAATGGTTGATGCAAAGAAGCAATATAAACCGTCTTCAACTCCTACTACTTCCTCTTCCTCTTCTTCCGACTCTTCTTCTTCTTCTTCCTCTTCTTCTTCTCCTTCTAGAAAATCCAAGTCTCGAAAAATGAAAAAGTCCAGAAAATCTAGAAAGGGAAAGAAGCACGGAAAAACGAGAAAGATGCGAAAGTAAACTTCGCCTTTATGTAAAAAATGACACTATTTCAATAAGTTCTTCATATCCTACACTGTACATAAATTCATTAAATAACAACGCGTTTTTTTGTATTGTTATTGTTTTACGCGTGTTAATATGAATATTTTGAATTAATAGCTCAGAGAATCCACTTACAAATTTATTTTTACTTATATTTTTATTTTTATTTTTATTATTAAATATCCCTGTTAATAATGAAAAATACATCATACTCAGACTATATTTATCCCATGATGCATAATATTGTTGTATTATCCCAGTAATAATTTCATCCTTAGGTTTATTTATAAACGATTGAAGAGAGAAAATAGTCGATGTCTTGAAATGTTCAATGAATTCCGTTGAAAATATGTTTAATGGATTCAGCCCCAATTGAATATAATCATTACATACCGTTTCAATGTTCATCATTGAAATACTTATATTAGATGAACACTTTTGCTCACATCCACTGACGCTACGGCTCGCTCCAAATTGGTCCAAAAAACATAAGATGTGTATTTCTATCGGTAAAAAATAATTCGCTGGGTCATATTTTGCAAATAAATTGCGTTTTCTCTCTTCATTCAGTGTTTGGATATGAAAAGATTTGTCAAAGTTTGTTAGAACCGGCTTATTATTCAAATCAAATAGGATATTTTTTGGGGTTATATTTAAATAAACTATATCCTGATTGTGTAATAATTGAAGTGAACTTAATAAGTATTTATATGTGTCAATTAATGTCAATAAATATTTTTTTGGAATCAGTTGATTTTGTTTATTATAAAAATATTGGTAAAAGGAATCGTTACTACCGTAATCTAGATATGTTAAAAGCATATATTGTTTATGGTCTTGGATTTCTTGGTCTAAAAATAAATCTTCATCATGTAATTCTGCTATTTTTAGATACGATTTTTTTATAACGGGACTGAAATACTGATCGTGATTCGGTATATTTATTATTCTGTTGGATATATAGATTTCATTTTGACAAAAAAAATCAGATTTTTTTGTTATATTTTTATATTTTTTTTGTTGTATTTGTTTTGGAGCGAGTCTGAATGAAGGCGATTGGAGCGAGCCGAAGCCGTAGGCGCCGGTGAGCGACTGAACTCCGTAGACGTTAGCCGAAGGAGTTCGACTGAAATTGGTTGTATTCATTTTTTGAATTATTTATTATAGTCCACTATTATTTTATGTTTATTTACTAATCATCATAAAATATCTATTTTTGTATGTTTTTTTGATTTTATCTTGAATAATAGTATTATCTGTTATATTAATACCAATTAATCGAGATATTTCATCTTTCAAAAGTTTTGAATTACCACTGCAGAAATCATTAAACCCGTCCGATGGTTTGTATTCTCTCATACAAATATTATCAGCAATGTGTTTGTCCATTGCGTCCAGGAAATCCTTCTGAACACTTATGTATTGTCTACGTGTTTGCGGTTCTTTTTGAACCGTATCCTTTTTTCTGAAATAATATCTTGCGCTTTTAAACATTTTATCTATTATATCACCATCATAACCAATATCTGTCAATCTTTTCACTTCACTTTCAACAAATGTTTCATTTGTTTGAATCCATAGATTCCACGCTTCTTTGAAGCTATGTCTATCATCATATTGATGAATCTTTGAAAACTGATACAATTCACTCATAAATTCGGGTGTAAATTTGTAACGATAAATGTTTATGTTTTTATTTGTTTTATTGAATATTATCTCATTATCTATATTATCGGCTACGGGTCGCTCCATATTAATATTTTCTAATTCATTTTCTAATTTAGTGTTATTCATTTTTTAAAAGTATATACGTAGGGGGGTATGATGAATTAAACTGGTAATTTATTTTCATTTCAATTTTTTTTAGTATTTGATTATATCACATCACATAAATCAAAAATACAAGATGAATTATCCGACAAGTTATATGATTTCAACGCAAGTTTATTTAGATCCATACGATCAACAGTATCGAAATATTGTTATTATCAATCTTATGCCAGAGGGACCACTTAAACGATTTGTAAGACGAGCACAAATGCCATCATTATCCCCCTTTTCTTCTTCTTCTTCTTCGTCTTATTCACAAAGAAATACGTGTGTATTTGCTCTTACTAATTTACGAGGACGGTTTAGTCGTGATAATTTTATGTGTGATACTGAAATACCGGATTTATTTTCATTTTTAATGTCGAATGGATATAAGATTGATACAAGTCTTACCAAAATGATGAATAGCAGTGATTTTAGGTTGAATAACAATAAAATTATTTGTTTTATCACTTATGCGGGTATTTGAAAAAACTCCTTCGACTCGATCCAACTCCTTCGACTACGTCTACAGAGTTCCCTCGGAAAACTTCGGCTATCGCCTCGGAAAACTTCGGCTATCGCCTCGGAAAACTTCGGCTATCGCCTCGGAAAAC